CGATTCTGTCATTGACTCCTGCTGGGTCCACGACAATGCCACCCAATTCAACTGTTGCAAAGAATCTGGCTCCGTTTTTGAGAACACCAACAGTGTCCATAACCGCATCGCCCTTTGAGGCACCAACGATTGCAAGCGCTCGCTCAAGTACCTCGCGATTTTGACGCACCTCATACCGCGTTCCAACTGTTGCCAGTGGCGTGAAAGAGCCGTCAAGATTCTGGCGAATAGTCGCCCTGCTGTCTTCAATCATCAGAACTGTTCCGTCTGCATTTCGAATCAAATTTCCGTCATCGTCAACGGCTGCAACACGGGTAAGCACAACATCGAAGTCGGCATTTGCCGCCTGCAGCATTGCCTCCATCGTCTGCAAACCAGCCATTGCCGTACCAAGTCGATGCCAAGGTGCCTTGCGGTCGCCTCCGGTTGCATAAGCCATTTTGGCTTTGCCACCCACTATTTCAAGCTCGTGTGCCATACATATATCCTACCCCTACCTTATCATCAGGGCATCACCTACTAGGATGTAACTGTCACGCAAGAAGCGTTCCGACTCTCGCCGGACTTCGGGCGAACTCCGTGACTTGGGGCGGTGTCAATCCCTATTGGCACCGCCCCCAAAACAATTAAATTTGAACCTGCGGGTCGCGTGGAAAAATCAGAGCCTCAAGTAGCGCGTATGCACTGTCGTTGAATATCTGTAGCTGTTCAGCAATGGCCACGCTGCTGTCAATGTCCCATTCGATATTCATCAAGTGGTGCATAACGACTCTATTGTTCACAGTGTCGCCTCGATAGATGCGAATGAACCCGTCACGCGCCCATGTTGCTTGCCACACATCTGTGCCGTCGTCTTTGGTGTCAACAACGACACAATGGGTATCAAAAGACTTCATCGATTGTCTCCACTCCCTCGCAAGAAACCACGCTTTTGACGGAATTCAAGCTTGTAATAATTCTCTGCCAGCACATCACTCATATCAATTCCCATTTCCGTGACCAACATCGACAGGTACCACATTACATCGCCCAACTCATCAAGTATTGCAAGTTTTGCGTCATCGCTAAAACTGCCAGAGTCATCCCGTAAAACTTTTTTGATTTTGCCTGCGACCTCACCCGCCTCGGAAGCAAGCCCAAGGGCAAGATAGACAATCGCCTGATTTTCTGGGTATATGGCAAACTGCTCTATCTTGCGTTGATACTCGTTCACGCTGTCCATGGTTCGATATTCGCCTATTTCAAATTGTTTTTTCATAACGATGCGATGGGCAATTCCCATGACTTCTTGGACTTCGGCATAGTCAAAGTGTTGCTTGCCGTTCTCGCTGCCCTCGGGTGAATTGTCGTTACCGTACTGTTCTTTGTGGTTTTGCTTCCAATACCACTCGTTGTGTTTTTCGGGGTCGTACTGGTTTTCATTGGACATTTGCGATACCTCTCATATCTGGTGCTTTTATACACACTACATAGGGGGTGATGCACGGTACAAGTGAGTGTGACGCCAGGCACAAGGGTTGCATCTGCTCCCCATGGGATTATAATCACTCTTGATGGAAAAAGACCGAAACACAGCTATTTGCATAGCCAAAGTTTTAATTGGCTTTGCTGTGGCAGCAGTTGGTCTGTACATCGCGTTAACTATTTCATCAATTCAAAGTTTTTTTAGACGAATACGCGGCTAATTCACTAAAGGAAAAGCGACGTTGGATATCCCCGACTATAACCTGTTTACACAACAAGACTATGTAATTGACTGGTGGCGCGACAAAGCACGCCGCAGCCTAGCCGACACATTGTCGCCAGACAGCTTAAGTGATGACGTTGTCGACGAACACGCACAAGACCTATTCGAGATTTCGTGCTGGGCAGAGGAACGATTTCGAGATTCGGATGACTAAATTTCCAGTAAAGTTTATTCGCCTACATCTCCGCTGGTGGCTCTACAACAAACTACATCAGCTCCACTACTGGGCGGAGGACAAGTCGCTAGACATGATTGTCAAGATGGACAAGGATGACCGACACTTCGCAGACCATAAATTTGCGGGCACACTGAGCTCTCATAGCACACGTCGTGGTGAACCTAATTGGGGTAGCGAGTGAAGTTCGTTTGCCTGCATATTCGTTGGACAACACATGAATGAGCTACAGCTTCGAGTTGAAGCACTCAAAGACAAGATGATTGGCACCAAATGGATTGAAATTGATGAGGGTTGGTATCAGCTTGTTGTGGACTGCGATAAAGAACTGACCGCGATTGACCCTTTGTACGGCATTCTTAAAATCAAGGAGAAGTTCGGTGGGTTGCGCTACTACATGACTCCGAGCAACGACACCACCCCGGAACAGCGCGACGCCATGCACGCAATAGTCAATCAATACGAACAAATTTCACAAACAGTCTGTGAAGCAACTGGCAAGCCTGGGGTATTGATGGTTTCGCCTGGCGGTTGGCGAAAAACATTGAATCCTGAGTACGCGGCCAATACGCTTTACTATGCGAAGTACGAAATTATCCAATGAGCATGAAGGTCTCCGTATTCAATGGTCAGCCAGCAATATACGTTCGCTACCGCACACGTAAACCAAAGGCTGGAGAACATTTTAATTTGTACGAAAATGATGACCGTGTTCCCAACAAATTCCCTGTCGGACGGTTAATTCTCAAAGAGTGTCTACACTCAAAAAAGAATGAAATTGACAAAAATCAAATCGAGGAATGGTGGAGTTTTGACAGTGTTTCTGAATTTGAATTCCACAGAATGAGACATGCCGCAAGACACTCAGAAATTATTGAAAAAACTCACGATAGATTGTTCTGAATTATGGGGCCTGTAGCTCAGTGGTCAGAGCAGGGGACTCATAATCCCTTGGTCGTGGGTTCAATCCCCACCGGGCCCACAAAATGATATTTTCAGACCATCACAATATTCATGACTTTTCCGAATGGAATGTCCTCACTGCGGTAGCTGCGGCTTCTTGCATAATTGTCGGGTTTTATGTAAAGTACCTACAGTCAAAAGATGATTAAGGAAACTACACAGATATAATGGGAGCTATGACAACGAGAACAACCCAAAATGCATAAGTTCACACGGATGGAAATCAAAGCGCTTACTGCAGAACTAGAGAATTTAACTACCAATATGGACATACCGTTTTACCGTCGAACCGATGCGGCGTGGCTTCTTCGCAATGCGTCAATCAATAATCCCAACCACAAAAATCTAGCCAAGGTGATAAAAATCGCTACGCTTTTAACGAGAGAGACAAATGGATAACTTCGAAGACTGGATGGCTCACGGAATCAAAATGGGATGGGCTGGCCCTCCGGTGTGCTACACACACGACGGACTACCGTTGTCAGACCAAGAAGACGAAGAATTTCAAGAGGGTGACCCGTGCATTCATATCGTGCGCCTATATCACGATGCGGAGCACAAGACAGCAGTCGAGAAGGACCACGCCCCTTCTCAATGGAGAAATCACTACAATGGAGGAAATAATGGCTGAACACATTTCACTTGAAGAGGTTCAAGCAATTGTCGATGAGATGGTCAAAATGGGATTCATTGCCGTGAGTTACGGCCATGATGGCGTTGAGCGCTATCAGATAACAGAACTGGGTCGACTCGAATTGCGGCTACAAGAAGATTAGCAAATGAAGTTTGTTATCTGTACTGCGTGTGGAAAATCGGTTCCTGCAGAATCGGTGAATGACCAATTCCCAGATGCGGGTCTTGTATTGCCATACGAGGAGTTTGGGTACTATGGCGGATTTACAGATATCGAGTTTGAGCGTTTTGGTAGTGAGAATCATTCAAAGACTTGGTTAATGTGCCATGACTGTGTTGTCAAACTACTTACGACGTTTCCCTTACTTGGCAAGACATTTGCTAGCGGTGCGCATCCATGCAACGATGAAAAGCCGTGCTGTGAATGGGCTTGGCGACCAACAGAAAACTTTGGCAAATATACAAACGATTCAGATGGCGTTTTAATTCCTGCGCCGGGTCCTCACTATCAAATAGTTCAAGACGGACAATGGGTAGACGCATTTGACTAGACAACGGCTATTTCTCGATATTGACTGTCTTGAGGCAGCCAGACAGCGCATACGGCACGTCTACGACACCTTCGATACGGTCTGCGTCCAGTTTTCTGGCGGCAAAGACTCTACGGCTGTTCTTTATCTCGCCAAAGAGATACATGAGGAACGAGGATTGGGACCTGTCAAGGTGATATTCCGAGATGAGGAAATGGTCAGCCCAATGGTGTTGACTCATGTAGAAAAGGTTAGAAACTATGACTGGGTGGATATGGAGTGGTATTGCCTGCCGTCAAGCGCTGAGGTGTGGGTACTAGGCCGACGGGAGTATTGCCTTCTCTGGAGCCATTACAGAGCGTCTGAGGGCCGTTTAACGCGTGATATGCCCTCGTGGGCCATCCGAGCCGAGAACTTCGGTTTAAGCCCTTCTGAGCCCATTCCAGAGCACTACGACTACTACATGATGCAGGGCAAGGTCGGTCGCACGGCGTTCATTACGGGTGTTCGTGCCAATGAATCAATGATGCGTTATCGGTCTCTTGTCCAGAAGTTACACGAAAACTATATTGTTACGCCGTATCGCCTGAAGCGCTCAATACCGTTGCGTTTCGCCAAAGTTATCTACGACTGGACAACTGATGACGTTTTGAAGTTTATATCCGAAGAGCACGGAGCCGAATACTGTGAGTACTATGACGTTGCCGCTCTTACCGGTTCTCACATACGGGTCGGGATACCGCTGCATTCTGTAGCAATCCGACGTCTGGGTGACGTTGTGGCCACCGAACCAGAGTTTTATGACCAGCTTTACCGATGCTGGCCGCATATCGACGCACAGCGGCGCATATGGGCAGATTTTAATCTTGAAAAACACATCATGCAATATGCTGACGACGGGTGGGATGGCGTGCGTCGTTGTCTTGAGGAAAACATTGTTACACCCGGTCTGAACACAAGAGCAAAAGCCTATTGCGCCGAGTTCCGCCGGAAGCATACGAAAGACCCTCGCTCATATCCCCTGCACTGGCTAATTCGAAATCTACTTATAAGCGAATTTGCAAGTAGGGCGGTTACACCAATCGGTCCTGGTACGCGGGCTTACACAATTCAAAAAGAAATTGAATCTGAATAAGAACTCATATACCGTACAAACGGGGGGCGACAAATGAACCGAGCAGAAAAACGTCGACAGGAGCGAGAAGCCCTGCGGCGTAAGCAGAACTTACGCCGAGCATTATTCGATAAGACTGTCGGTGCTGTCACTCAACAGTCCGTCACGCTCGGGCCAGCCACTTTTAACACTGCTGAATCCGGAACCGGTGCGTGTCCAGATTGCAATGCTGGTCTTGAAATGAAGAAAGATAAGTACGGCAATTTCCACGCGATTGTCAGACATGATGATGAATGTCCTTGGTATAACCAATGGCTAGAAGCACAGGAAAAACACAACAAATGAAAGAGTTTGACGAGCTTGAAGACGATGAACTTGATTACTGGCTAGAACTAGCCACGGAGCATCTAATAGAGCACGGCTTTATTCCCTTCACCGACGAAGTATGGACATCGGATAAATACTTTGAACGAATTACAAATACAGCACGCGAAATGTACGAGGACTCACTCCTCTAATAAATTACTTTCGGCAATGATTTTGTCGCACTCGGCAATTTGGCGGTCGAGCTCTTTTATTTCTGCTTCAAGCTTTGCGATTTGTTTCTCGATTTTGGCAATTGAAGTGTCAGATTTTGTTTGTTTGGGCATGCCAAATGAATTATATATCAAATATCTCTTGGTTGGGAAACGCAATTCGTCGAGCTGTATCCGAGTCTAGATATACCATCACATATGAGAGTCTGACTCCACCCTCGTCGTCCTCTATGACAACGTCAATTGTTTCTGGGGAAATGGACAACACACTGGCTATGCCCGCGCGAATCATGCCAATGTCTTGTTCGGTCTGAGCAACACCTTCTGCGATGTCGTCAATCCAAGCTTCCTCTATCGGCGGGTCGACTATTGCTGGACGAGAAAGATTAGTGAGAATGGACTCGGCTATGCCAGCTTTGACACACCCAAGACAAGCAATCTTTTCGGTCGATGCGGCGCGCTTGCGTATCTCTGTATGGCCACATTCAAGTTTGTGAATGTATTGAACCTTGCTCCACTCACCGGTCTTGATTATTTCAACAACGGCACGCTGCGGTGCGCTCTTACGGTTGTACTGACTGCTCATTGAGAATCTGGTCAACAAACGCATCTAAATGTAATTGCTCAACAATGTCAACAACACTCATTCGGGCACCGTTCGGTAATTCAAGAAACGTTTGAGACAGCTGTTCAAACACGCGGTCTTCGGTAAGCAACTCCGTAGAGCCTGCAGCAACCACAAATGTTTGTATTGCCTGTTTACATACGGGTATCAACTCCGTGGATACTGGCGGGTAATGGTTGCTCGTTAAATGCCAACTCAGAGCTTGGTCTAGTTCGGCATGTTGCGCTGCGCCGTAGGCACTTATGTATCCCATTACTCATCCCCTATGAAAGATTTTATTGCTATTCCGATAAACAGCCCGAATCCAACCAGTAGAAACATCCCCAAGAAGACATCAAGGCTTGTCATTGGCAATTCCTTCCTTTAAGAAGTCCAATACTATCTGCTGTGCGGTTGCGGTTTCTTCAATTTCCGTGCCCTCGGTTGCGGCATCTACCACCGAGCGTTTTGACTCGATTAAGTCAAATATCTCTTGGTCTATTGTTTTGTCAGCAATAATGTAAGTGGCCATTACCGAACCCTTCTGGCCAATGCGATGACACCGGCTGTATGTCTGGTCGACATCTGCTGGGGTCCACGGTAGCTCCACAAATAGCACGTCTTGGGCTGCGGTCAACGTATGTCCGGTTTTGGCGGCTTGTATTGACAACACAATGACGGGAGCTTCGTCAATGCTGCCGGTTTGGAATTGATGTTTGTGCTGCTGTACTTGTTCGACTGGCATGCCGCCCTGAATTTTTAGCCCGCAGTAGTGGTCGGCAATTGCGTCGACAATATCACGGTGATGAGCAGCCACCACGACTTTTTCCCCGGAAGCAATCTTGCCGTCAATCCATTCGAATACGGATTCCATCTTTGCTTTTGCAGCTAAACGTCGCAAAACAGATATGCGAACGAGGTGCTCGTTTGCCTCGGCACGAATCTTTGCGTGTACGGCTGCGTTCCAGATTGATGTCCCCATCTCAAGCGCCACCTCTTTGGCGCGTCGGGTGATGTATTCGATAATGTCACGGCGTGCCTGGTCGTACTCTTTCATGCCTGCACTGGACCCTGAAACAACAATCTTGGAGTGACGCACCGCCGGTAGGTCGGTAAGAACCTGGTCTTTGGTGCGCCGGATATAACAAGTGGCGCGAAGCGTGTCATTTAGTTCATCAAGGTTTGTCGCTCCATCAATATGCCATTGCCCGAATCGGTCGCGGAACGCACCGCAATAACGTCGGTAAAAACCCCATAGTCCTCCAAATTTGTTGAGTTGACCGAGAATGTCTAGCTGCGGTCCGAACTCTGCGGGTCGATTTGTTATTGGTGTTCCGGTAAGGCACAACACCAATCCGTCTTCTTGTGCCGAACGGGCCATCTTGATGGCTGACTTGGTCCGCTTCGCGGTTGGGGTTTTTGCGTAGTGAGACTCATCAAATACGTAACTCTTGAAACCAGTAAGCGATTTAATCCAATGGTCGATGTTCGAATAGCCAACCACAATGACGTCGAATTCATTACGGTCAGGAAATTCTGAACGGTTGGCTACGGTACCAATTTTGCGGTTCGGTAACCATTTGTTAAATTCATCACGCCAGTTAAGAACAAGACCCGGTGGACATACGACCACCGCAGGGTAGGCATCCGTGTATTCCAATGCTGCCATGGCTTGAATTGTTTTACCCAGTCCCATGTCGTCAGCAATGAACGACCGTTTTGCTTTGGTTGCGTAGAGAACTCCAGCTTTCTGATACGGCAGAAGTTCTCCCTTGAGCGACGGTATTTCCAGCTCTGCGGTAACTGCTTTTGCCGCTGCAATCGATTCGGTTCTGGCATTCTCGATTTCATCAGCCATTACAACTATTTCGTTCGGTATGTCATACCCAAAAGCTTTTGCCCAGCTAATAACCTGTTGAATTGCGGTGAGCGGCGCTCTCCACGCCTTTGAGTTGGAATCCCAGGTAACACCCGAAATTCCCTTTACGGCACGGATGCGCACTGGGTCGTAGGAAAAGCTCATATACAGCCAATCCTTGTCTTGAAATACGCCAATTCGCTTTACTGTTTTTGAGGGAATCATAAAAGTAAGAACATCGTTATCAATATGGAAGTTGTATCTACTGGCGAAATCGCGTGCTTCGTGCAGACTTGACATCGGAACTCGCCACACACGAGATACTTTGTCCCATTTTGCGCCGTCTATTTTCTTGATTTCTGCAACTTGCGCAGCATTATATGGGAAGTCGAGCACCAAATGGTCATTTGATAACGCCAGAGTTTCTGACATGAACATCATCATACAACTCGAAAGCCCCGAATGCAAAAACAAAACCAAAACAGGTCAAGAGCCGCGCGCGTGCGGCGCGCGTGCGGCGCGCGTGCGGCGGCATCGAAACCGCAAAGAGCCGAGTGCGGGCAAAGGAAAAGCCCGCCTGCGAGGGGTTGCAAGCGGGCTTTCCCTTCCTTTATGTTGTGATGTTTGCGTCTACGACAAAAGCACTGCCATGAAAACTATTGTACAAATTATGGCATACGACATGCTGCCTCCCTTCTTGCAGTAGGTCGAATAATGATAGCCACTTCCTAAATGGCTGTCAAGCATAGACCGCGGTCACACCTGAACAAGTGCGCCGTCTGCGCTGCCCCAACTCGACGACGTGTGGGCTGGGCGCCTGGAAAAAGCTCGTTCGAAGATTAATGCGGGACTCCCAAGTGCCACTAATAAGCGACGGTGGCGTATGAGTAAGCGCGGGTAGATAGCAAAAAACCCGCCCTTTCGGGCGGGTCGTTGGGGGAGTTGTGGATTTATTGGGCTATTCGGTAGGTGTGTCTAGTGCCTTACGCATTGCGTCAGTCACAAGTTCATCAGAACAGCGTAGAAAAACTTCGGTGAGTTGCTGTGGTATGCGGGCTAGTAGTGCTTCCACATCATCTTTTTCTATGAGTGTTTCGGTGATTTCATCAACTACCAGCATTAGCAAGTCGCTTATTTCTTCGCACTCTTCCGCCACTTCGCTTAGGCGTTCTGCCGTGTTTTTGCTCATTGTGTCCCCCCTTTCTGCTACTCATACTAGGGCAGTAATGGGTCAAAGTCAAGTTTTTTTTAGTGACTTTCGGCACACTTGGTTTTGTGTCGGGCGTCACACGCTAAGAGTGTGTCGGTGGTCACACATCGAGAGTGTGTCGGGCGTCACATTAGTAGCCCTTGTGTCGGCGGTCACACATTATGTGTCGGGCGTCACATCTATGTGTCTGCGGTCACACTTGTGTGTCGGTGGTCACACCGGCGAACAGGTGTTCGCTCGGTGAGCCAAGCCGAAGAGTTCCGCCGGCGACGACGCCATCTCGGACATCAACCGCACGGGGCTCCCGTGCGCGCGAGTTCTTCTTACGACGGTGGTGGATGAGCCGACGGTTATGTTATTCGGTTTATCCCTGAAAGTCAAGTTGGTCATCAAGGAACTTGGTCGCCCACACAGAGCATAACGCACAAGAACTTCCTGCTTGCGAACTCAACGTGCGAGAAGAAACGTTCCGACGGCGACTTCGCACGGGAGTCCCGCCCAGAACCAGAACGCCTGCTGATGGCGACGGCTGAGATGCTGACGGGCAACAAAAAACCCACCCTTTCGGGTGGGCTACTTGCTATTTCGGTGTTTCTAGTTTGATAAAAGTACGGAAAAACAGAGTATTGCTACGAGAGTTGCGTAAAACGACAAAAAATCACCCCCAAGTCTCCTTCTTCCAAGTCTCCCATTCTTCTCGCTTACGGCTGATGTAGTTGCCGAGTGGTATTCCGATAAGAATGGAAAGAACTAAAATCTTGATGTTGGTCATACTCACCCCCTTGTCTCATCAACAAGGGTAGCAAGTGGTACTTGGATAGTCAAGCATACTTACGCCCGACGGTCAAGTCTTGGCGTGGGGCGTTAGTCACAGCCCGTGTCTGCCTTCTGATGTGAACCTTCGGGCTTGCGCTGCCGTCAAAGTCGGCTTGACGCACCGTCAGGCTGACCCTGCTCGTACCCGAGGGTAACCTGATTAAACGGGGCTGCCAAGCCGACCGAGTTCTTCTTTTGACGGTGGCGGATGAGGAGTTCGGGTACAACAAAAAAGCGCACCCCCCTTTCGGAGAGTGCGCCCTTTCAGGGGGTTATTTCACCAATAACGCCACGAACGACCCCAGCGTGGTGAGGTACGGCGTAAGTACGAAGCCAAGCGTGGCAGTTTGCCGTGTATCAGTTCGGGCAGAATGATGTGAACGGCTGCGTCTACCGAACGCACAAAGCGACACGGCGACCCGACACGAAGCCGACTTGTGGGCTTCTGTTCTGCGTGTTCCGCAAGGCGCAAGCACTCACGGACACCACGCCCAGCGTGTAGGTAGGTGTTCACTTGGAATAAGTCTAGGGCAGTTGTGGGATAAAGTCAAGTTTTGTTGCGTGACTTTTGGCACATCTCATTTTGTGTCGCGCGTCACATCATCTAGTGATGTGTCCTCCGTCACACTTGCGTGTCCCCCGTCACATAGCCTTCATAGTGTGTCCGTGGTCACATTATGTGCCCGCCGTCACACTTGCGTGTCCTCCGTCACATTAGCGAACAGGTGTTCGGTGGCCTTCGCAGTTCGGCTACGACGGCCAGCAGACGACGTGCGGCCGTCGCACCCGTGCGTTATACGGGGCTGCCAAGTCAACCGAGTTCTTCTTACGACGGTGGCGTATGACTTGCTCACGGGGATAAAAAAAGACTGCCGTACCCAAGTTTCAGGTACGGCAGTCTCGCCACTAAACGGGGGGAGGGAGGGTGTTTAGTGGACTTCTTTCTGGCAAGTCACGCAAAAAACGGGCTTTATTTCTTCGGGAACTTCTACGCACCCGTACCAGCCAGCGTAATCTATGTCGTGCTTAGCGCAAAAGTCTGAACAGTAGTAGGACACATCAACTGTGTCACCCTTGCTGTCGGACTTTATGACAATGTTAGCCATAATGCCTCCTCTCCACTCATCAGCATAGGGCAGTTGTGGGTCAATGTCAAGTCTCAACGCTGTGACTGCCGTCATACGAAAAGTGTCTGCGTATGCGTGCTGTGACTGCCGTCATACACGCCCTCAGCGAACAAAAGTTCGCCCGAACCCAACATTGGGCGACTTCACTCCTTGCTTGACCAGACAGGCTTGACCAGACACGCCCTTCGACCGGTGACGCCCAGAACCGGCTCATGCCCATACGGGGCTCTGGTGTCCCAGCCCAGGCACAGTTCGTAAGTCGTATTCTAGTACAAACAGCGACACAAAGCAAGTAAAAGTTCTACACACCCCTTGATACATCGGGGGGTGGAGACACCAAAGTTGGATAAGTTATTAGTTTTCCTGACGACGGCGCACAAGCCGAGTGGTTCAGCATCTCCTCTACCCCCGTCTGGCACGGGGCTGCCAGACGGGGGTGACTTCTTCCGACGGTGGCGTATGAGTTCCTGTCTGCGTTTGTGTTTGTGACGGCTGAGGACTTACCACCAACCTGCCTGCTGTGTGGCGACAGTCACGGCTATTGGTTTGCTTTTTGTCTCATTTATGGGCTAGCGTGTTGCCTATGGCAACACGCCACCTATCACACAACACCGAGACGGCTGTTTTAGAGGTCGCTAAGGATTTTTGGTTGCGTGAGGTTGCCCCTGTGACTGTACCGAACGCTTGTATTTTGGCTTCTCGTATTCTTACGGTTGCCCTGAACAAGTATGGAGTGACTGCGAACGCCACACAAGTAGACGCTGTTTGCTGGAATGATGAGGGCTACCGACTTCGCAACAACTTGCCGGCATTCCGTTTTTCTAAGACTGCTTGGTCTGTGGGCGTTATGTCTGAGCCTTCTAACGACTGGATAGCAAGCCAGATTACTTCGGGTTCTAATCCGTTTGACCGAGATTTTTTTGGTCATCTTGTAGTGGAGACTGAACACCACTTTATTGACTTCACTGCTGGTCAGTTTGACCGACCACAACACGGCATAGAGACGGGTTCACCCCTGATTATTCCATTTCACCAACTTACTGAGACAAAAGACGGTTGGCGAGTGCCGATAGTCAAGGGTAAGTATGTATTCCGAGACGCTAAACACCCTTCATCGCCTCAGAACACACCCGACTGGTCTACGAACTACAAGCACCACGCAACGCAACTGATAGACGAACTGCGCCCCTTGCTGGGCTAGTTCTTTGCGCTGAGCCTGAACAACTGCGCCATTTGCGCCATCTGTGTCGCACCGACCTGCCCGCGTTAGCCGACGGCGACTTAGACATCTATGCGTTGGCTAGCGGGGCTGGCAAGTCCGACGGCAAGTTCTTCTTACGACGGTGGCGTATGAACGGGGATAGCACAACGGGCAGACACACTCACTGGGAGTATGCCTGCCCGTTGGGTCGGGGGGGAGTTGGTTTTATTGGCTAAGTAGAACTGCCACGATAATAACGACAATAAGCGTGACGGTCATTTCTTCCCCTGCCAACCACACTGCGAACAACGATTACGACGAACTGAACCTTTTCGCCGTTTCCCTGTAATGAGTGCCACCGTGTGGCACGGGTCAGTGTCGGCGTGTATCGGGCATAACAAGGTTGTCACGCTTCCGTCTAGGTTCTTAGCGCAAGCGCACTTTGCTGTGGTACGCATTATTCGTCACCGTTATCAGTGCCATAGTGAACCGTGTAAGAACGCCCTGTTGGGACATCGTGGTGCGACAAGTGGCAGTGAAGAACTTCGTTTTCCAACTTGTAGCGTAGTCGCCATTCTGCGTTTACGGTAATGCCACGAATGAAGTCGGGAATGTTCTTTGCTGTGAACTCGCCAGATACCGAACGGTTCCATAGTGGCAGTCCGTTTACTCGCCAGTTGTCAGTCGGATTTCCTTCCCACCACGATTTTATTTCGCACTGGAATAAGTGCAGTGTGTCATCCCAACACGAACCGTCGCAATAATCCGATGGTTCGTCTGTGAACTCTTCTTTTATGGGGTCATACTTCGTGCAAGTGCAAGTGTTCTGGATTTCTCCATCCCACTGAACTTTTGTGTGTGTGTTTGTCATACCGTAAGAATAGGGCATAAGTAGTACCTTTGTCAAGTCATTTCCTGAGTATCTGTCGTCACGCTGAGCGCAAACTTTTTCCTGACTGCCGAACTGTTCTGGTGTATCGGCTCGCCTGACGGCTGAGGCTGCCGTCATGCGGGGCTGCCAAGTCCGATAGCGAGTTCTTCTTACGACGGTGGCGTATGAGCCGACATCAACGACTACGACGGCGAACGGGTACGAACGACAACGGGCGCACCTGCCGTTTCTGGCAAGTGCGCCCGTTGGGGGGGTGGGGTTGGCTGGTTTAGCGCATCATTTCCAAGTAGAGAGGTCTAGCACCGTACCTGCTAGTTCGTCGCAGTAGATGTTTGATTTTTCTGCTTCTACTACTTCCGTATGCGCCATTTTTCCCGTTTGTATGTAGCGAATACGACGCACTATGTAGGTGTCGGAGTAATCCAAGATTACTTCTATGCGTCGGGTGGTTGTAATCGGTAAGAGTACGCCGACGCTTTCGCCTTCCTTGTTTTGTAGGTTTGCCATACGCCCACCAGATACGGCGAACACTACGGCTTTACCCATTTGGGTCATTACTTCGGCAGTGTCGCACGGTCGCCCGTCTCGCACTATGCCTATTAGGTGGCAACGGCTGCTGCCCTTGCCCCATTTCAGTGTGTTGGTCATAGGTCTAATCATAGGGCACTTATGGCACTCGGTCAAGTGTTATTGCTGTGTCTATCGTCACGCCTTCCGTCAGGGCTACCGTTTCGGGTGGGTTATCGCTACCGTTTCGGGTGGGTGGCTTGGTCGCTGCTGCGTCAGCGTGGCGTCTGGGACTGGGGGCGTTGGCTAGCGGGGCTGGCGAACGCCCCCAGACATCTTCTTACGACGGTGGCGGATGAGGAGTTCGGGTACAACAAAAAACCGCCTAGCCCATTACGGCTA